AATTCTGCCTCTCCAGCTGATTGACCTAACTCACCTCTTGGATACTTTATTCTAAACTCTGAGTTAGCCTCTAAATCTTTTGTTATCAACTCTATCTTTGTAGAATGTTGATTTAGTTTTTCGTGAATGCCAAAATAAGCCCATGTTCCAACCGCAATCATCGCGATCAAACTAGCAACCGTCTTCATCGGCATTTGCACAGCTGCGGATTCAGAAATTTTTAGGGCCATAAATTACTTTGGTAAAAACTTATTGTATTGAGCTACAATCCAACCTGTAATTTTTTTCCAAGCTTTTTTAATTTTCTCAATCATGTTTTTTCTCCTCAATTTCGTAAAAGAAGTCATCTGTATCAGCTGTCTTCCATTTACTTGTGTTTTCTACGTTCCACTCAGATGTTTGCACTTTCCAATCCGGAGTATTATTCTTTACTGTAAAAGAAGGTATATCCCAGATACATCTATTGTTTGGTTGTGCTGCATAGTTCCCATCATCTAGGGCTATGATGTGAGCACATTTGTGCTCGTGCGGTATCTCCGAATGGTCCGTATCCAGTATATTAGGCTCTGGGTGAGCAAAGTCAACTGTAAATAGATATTTACCGTGATGCCATTTCTTGTCTTTTCCTATGTATTTACCAGCTTGTGCTTCTAAAATATCCCAAGAATGAACAGAAGGATAATAACTGAAACAATTCCAAAGCTGAAGCTCGTCCAGTCTACGCCTAGGTACATCGGCAGGTTTAAAACCGCGTTGTATAAACGCTGTAATTGGGAGTCTATAAAAGATCGCACCGTTTTCCATAATCGCATGGAACAAAAGCGATTTACCAGTGATTGAACTAATGCCGAAAATAATACAGTCTTCAACTTCGCCATGATGACTTTTAAGATCATATAAATATTCTCTCCTTATTTGAGCATATTCTACAGGTATGTTTGCGTTTAAATAAGCCATAATTATCCATAAATATCACCCCAAGATTCTCCAAATTCATAATCAACCTTATTGGGAACAGCAAGACTAACAGCATTTTCCATAATTTCAATTATTCTTTTTGCCTCTTGGTCGTCTTTGACAGATATATCTAATTCGTCATGTATTTGTATATGAGGTATAATACCCTCTTTATATAAATCGAGCATAGCTTTTTTCGTCATGTCAGCTGCTGATCCTTGAATTAATTTATTTAAAGCTTTGTAGGTAAAAGCTCTACGTATTTGTCCTCTACCATAAGTTCTTTCTGCTTCAACATAATCCATAGGTTTATGCATACCAAATCTGTTTGGTTCCCATTTAGTAAATCTACATCTACGACCTAACAAAGTTCCTATTGATCCAGAGGATTGTGCATGTCTTGAAGTGTAATTCATCAAATCCCTAACAAAAGGTACGTTCTCATGATATTGATTAAACAAATCCTCAGCCTCTTCTTTTTTACTTAATCCTAATTCTGCTTGTAATTTGTTTTTACCCATACCATAGAAAAGACCTAAATTAATTGTCTTAGCTTGTGTTCTAGATATGTTAGCCATGTCAGCTACAGTTTGGTGGAAATCCACAGTGTCTTCATTAAATTTTTCTACAATGTTTTTTACAGATGGATCAAAACATATTGGCTCTGTTGTCGCTGCGTAATGCACAACTAATCTTGGCTCTTGTTGAGAATAATCAAAACAACCCCACTTGTGATTTTTTTCTGGTATAAATAAAGATCTAATCATAGGACCTAGATCTTTATTTCTTGCAGGAATCTGTTGTAAGTTTGGATTAGAATAACTAAACCTACCAGTAACTGTACCACCTTGATCAGATCTTATAGGGTTTATATCTGCGTGTATTCTGCCTCTATGTTGATGCTTTAATATCGTATCTATGAAAGTTGTATGTGCCTTGTTTATTTCTCTAGCCTTTGCTATACTTTGAACTACAGGATTATTATGTGTGGAAAGGAAATTTTTTGTAAATGAAGGTGAGTTTGTTTTCTCGGTTCTATCGTATTTTAAAGACAGCTTGTCGAAAACTTTGGCGATTGATCTTGCTGCCCATATTTGAACATCTATTCCTGTTTGCTTTTTTACTTCTGATAGGAGTAACTCTTCCTGTTGTGATAACTCTTGCTTCAATTTATGAGCACGTTCGATATCCACACACACGCCTTTAAATTTCATATCAATCAAACACGGAAATAACTGTGTTTCCAAATCAAATATTTCTACTAAGTTTTTCTTTTGTATTTCTCTAGATAAAGCTTTAAATAATTCTAATGTAAGTTTTGCATCTTGCTCTGCATAATTTCCAACATACATTGCAGGTAATTTATACAATTCAGATTTAGGATCTATGCCCCATGACTCTGCAGCCTGTTGTAAAGTTTTCTCATCTTTTACTTCTCTTAAATAATCATAAGATATACTGTTCAATGTATACCAAAGTCTATTCTCATCAATCAAAGATGCCATTAACATGGTATCCATAATGTGTCCGTTAATTTGTATACCATACGCTTTAATCCAGCATACATCATACATTGCGTTGTGAAATATCTTGTAAGAATCTGTTGCACAAACTTTTTTAAACCATTCTAAAACTATTCTTCTATCTAAATTACCACCACCTTCGTGTGCTATTGGATAATAACCAGACCAACCATCTACAGCCACAGCTATGCCAACTATCTCACCTCTTCCTTGTATTGCACCAGATCCTCTTGATTTTAAATCAAGATCTTTTGTTTCCAAGTCAATCGCTATATATTTTGCGCCCGATAAATCAGGAAACTCTTCTGGACAATCCCACTCTGTTTGCACTGTAAACATTATTTCTTTTTGGTATCTCTTAACTTTAGAATTTCTAATTCACAATAATGAATTATTTTCTCTAAATCTTCTATCTTATTTTTAGATAAATATCTACATACATATTTCACAACACAGCCTTGGAAGAACGAAAGATTATTTTTAGAAATAAACTCGTACGGCTGTATGTGAAACGATTTATAGTGTGAACCTCCTACCTGTCTTGATTGTGGAAATGCTCTTTCTAGATCTTCTTTATTTGTCATATTATTGGTGCTCCTATATTATATTGATACTCGTAATGTTGACTACACACGAATAAGTTTTCTTTTGCTCTTGTTATACCTACAAAGAATAAACGATGCTCAGGATCAGGATCTCTTCTTGCTGAATCATAAATAATTTTTTCTATGTCTGTAAACAAAACTACGTTTTCAGCTTCTTCACCTTTCATACCATGTATTGTAGATAATCTTATCCTTGCAGGTTTCATTAAATTATCGCCTGACTCTAATAATTTTTTTATATATAACTTACTGGACTCTGGAAAGTTTAACTGCTCCCAACCCCCCGCCGCTCGCAACCCGTGGTTAGCTTTTAGTCCCTCTAAATTTATTGATGTGATACTTTCTAGTGTCTTACCACCAGCAAAACCTCTAGTTAGATGACCATCTTTCACAGTTATGTAATCCCATAAATCTTTTACATCTTCTTTATTTACAAAGGCACCTTGGTTTAGACGTGTCCAAACTCTAAATGCATTTAACATTTTAGGAGGTAGTAGTTCTTGTGCTTTAGCTTCAAATCTGTAACTCATTCTGTATAAATAATCACGTAAAGCTTCTAACATTTTATTTGTTCGAGTCAAGATCATCCAATGATCTTTATGTAATGAAAGCTCAGAAAATCTTGCATTTAATTCTACAGATCCCTCACGATCTGTTGGCTTCCATTCTTTCTCTAAACGATGATTCATGTGTGGAAATAAACTAGTTGCTAACTTATGGATACTTTTAGGTACTCTACGTGACTGTATCTGTGGATCAAACTCCCCTTTTAAATTTATAAATATTTTTGGTGAAGCCCCTTGGAAAGAATATATTGTTTGATCATCATCCCCTGCAATGTAAGAACGAGCACACTTACTCTCTATGTAAAAGAACATGTCCCATTGCAGAGGACTCAGATCTTGGGCTTCATCGAGGAAAACGGAGTGTAGTGGTGGACACTTGTCCTCCTCGACAAACTTGGAAATCATATCTGAGTATTCAATCATACCTGTTTGCTCCTTATATGATTTTAAATCTTGAGCTATTTGTTCTGTTAACCATATGTCGGTGGTGTAGTGTAATTCCATTTCTATAGCTGCTTCTTCAATACTTGTTTTTTTATTTCTAGCTAACTCTATGATACGCATATGTGGATTCACATATTCAGTGTAGCCATTTATATTTATTCTAGACTCAAAGGAAAGATCACTACAATATTTAGAAAAGTTTTTAAAACCTTTCCATTTATCACCTTTTAATAACTGAGTTTTAGTGTTGATACCACACTCTCTTGTTCCCATAGAGTGCATTGTGCTTACATACACTTTGTCATTCTTAATTCTTTCTTTAGCCACGTTTGCTGCTGCATTACTAAAAGCTATGTATGCAATTTTTTCAGGGTCAGTCTTTTTTAACTCTTCATCAAGATAATACATAAGTCTATGTGTTTTACCCGTGCCTGGTGGACCAGGGATAATTATTCTATGCAAAAGGTGCCTCCTTCATTTTATCTTTTCTAGTATTAGGTTTTTCTAATTTTAAAGTTGGCAGTGCCATGTATCTTGCACTCTTATTATTTATCTTGCCTGGTATCTCCTCTGCATCAAACAAGGTTTCTAACATTCTGGCTGTCTTTTGTTTCTGATATTTCTTTGTGTCCCACACTTTTGTTCTAACTAAATATTTCCAAAAGTCTTTAAATTTAAAATAACTTATACCTTCTTCGGTATATGCAAGACCCCTTAATATATCTTTCCAATCTTTACCTGGTATTTTGTTTATGTAATCGGATAATAATTCTTTTAGCTGCACATCTATCTTTGTAGATTCTGGTGCCTCGATAGGTATGGTATCTTTTAATAATTTATTTATTGCCTTTCTCCAAATTAGTTTGCCAACTGGTGGCATGGCTTGATTAATTTGTTCTAAACATTTAAGTGAAAATCTATCTGGCTCATGTAAGTCTTGTGATTCTACTTCTACTTGCTCATCACCTATTGTTACATAATATAGTGGTGGGTCAGAATCATACTTTTGTATTTCTTTTATCTCTGTTTCAGGCACACCATCACCCACACCAAACTCTTGCATGACACATTTTTTAGAATTACAAAAAGATGCTATTGGTTCATCTTTACATTTATAATTATATTCTTTGCCATCAATAGATTTAATTAATGTATCTACTTCTTTTTTATCTAGCGGTGGTTCACAATACGCATCATTATACTTAAATAGTTCTCTATCCCATGTATCAGGAAATCTTTTTTTACAATACACACCAAAGTTATATATTGCATTGTTTCTTTGGCCATTTGGTATTCCTTGTTTTGCGATTGTAACCAAACATGGTGGCGCACCTTTGAGTAGATTGTCAACAACTTTTTCTTCTTGAATGGATAATTTAGAGAGTTGATCTTCTGTAAGTTTTACTTTACTATGCGCTTCAAAAAATTGAATTAGATCCATAGCTGACCCATCATCTTTAATTCCATATCTCATAGACAGTAAAGCATTGTGATAAGGTAAATTTAAAAAACTACCTGTGCCTCCTTTGTTCATATCTACTTTATTTTGTTTTGGAAATATTTCTGCGTTGGCATAACCTAGTTTAGCTGCCATCTCTTTTAGCTTACCTCTAAATAATGCTGCAGGTGCAAATGTATCTGTAAATAAAAATACGTGTGCACCACCAGATTTAGATCTACACACTAATAATGGGAATTTATATTCTTTTATTTTTCTAATTAATTCTTTGTGATCAAAACCTTGATACACGTCTATATCTATACAAGACCATTTACATTTATTATGTTCGTTTATGGGTATAATACCAAGAGCAGGATCTTTACCCATCAAATGATCCATGAACATTTGTTTGGTAGGTCTTTGTTTTATTATAAAAGATTTTGTTTTGTGCTTTCCTCTTTCATCAAACTCATCTGTCTTTCTAGTTTGACCGTATGCACTATACGAACCTTCAAATATATTTATAAATTTTTCTACGTCTGACATCACCACTTTGCTTTCGGAGGCGGGACGAAGCAACGAACCGCCCCCAAAATCATTTATGCTTTATTCTTGATGCCTTCGTAGAACTTCTTCGCTCGTTCATACATCTTAGCATCCTCTAGCATTCCAATTTTTTCCACGTTGTAGCCATACCATTGATTACCTTTACCTGTATTTAATACAGAGGATAATTTATATATGTGGCTAAACGATGGTGGTGTATAAGGACCATTCTTACCATCTAAACTAATAGATTTCATCATGGAGTTCCATTTCCTA